CTTCACCACCTGTGGCTTCACCACCTGTGGCTTCACCACCTGTGGCGGCACCACCTGTGGCGGCAACTGGTTCGTAAGTGAGTTTGCAATGTACTGGCTGGTTCTCTACATAGAGGCAGTAGTTCTCAAGGATACGAACCGCCTTTACCCTACGCTGACCGGTAGCGTCGAGGTCAAGGGGAGTCATGTTCAATGCCTCGTAGACATCCTTGCGGATAAATGCGGGGTCAAAGATTATTCCCTTGTTGGAGTGCATTCCGGTAAGGATACCGGCACCAGACTTGACGAGAAGTTCTCCGAAGTTGGTTTCAATTCTGTTGAAACGAACACCAAATACGACTTCGGTATTAGTTGCCAACATCTGCTTTGTGAAGGCATCTACATTAGACCACGCCACCATAAGGTCGGGGCCGATAATGGCTACCCTACGGGGAGAGCCGTTGTTGCCCTCGAAGATGTACTTACACATTGCAACCCAATCGGAGGTGTTCATCGCGGAATTGCTATTTACGATGTACTCCTTTTCTACCTGCTCCCATATACCATCGGATGTGTAAATTCTCTTTCCATTGGTATTTACGAAGTAGTCCTTCTTGCCAAACAAGTTGGTCATCTCCATCTTGTACTTCATATCCCATAGGGTTCGCTCCTTCATGGTATTGAAGTCGAGAGCGACTTTCTTCTTGTGGAGGCTGTGGATTACGGACTCCTCAACCTGTGCCATGTGAACCTGACAATAGTTTGTCCTGCTCACGGGGGTCAGGTAAGTGGGGTCTGTCTGGGCATCGAGTTCGCTCTTGGCAGCACCCAGACGAAGGATTTTTGCGTCATCGGCGAGTGCCGGAGCATACACCTCTGATGCTTCTCCAATCAAACGGATACTCAACTTGCTTGTTGCGAGGTTTACGCTCTCAACGTAGAAGTGGTATTCGTTGTCTCCGGATTGAATTATCATTGTTTCCCCTCCCGTCCAGATTGCCGGTTTGTCAACCTTCGCTTCGGTTACCTTGCTTGATGACTGTGCAGACACATCACCGTCAACTTGGTCAACTACATCACGCTGGCCTATTTCCCAGCCGCCTGTCTCGATGGACTCGGTTATTCTCTTGTTTCCGAGTTCGCGAGTGAGAGTATCGACTACGAAGTCCTGTTGACCTACGAGAATTATCTTTTTCTCAAGGTCGAGTTCCGTGTAGTCCTCTTCGGCTTCGGTCTTTGCTTTGTCAAGAGTAGCAGTACCAGCGATGATGTCGCCTGGCGCTGCACCTGCCGCAACTGCACCGAAGAGTAGTCCTTCGGGATTACTTGTCAAGAAATCCCATACTTGCATCAGGTCAATGAGACCTGTAACGTGTGCGATTGCCAACAGTGGCAACGCCACAAACAGCGAAATTCTTAAAATCTTTTTCATATCAAATGTAAAATCGTGTTATTCGTATTAAATTCTTTTTCTCTTTTGGAAGTCGAAGAATTGGTCAACCTCATTAGGTTCTCTTTCTCCTTCTATGCCTGCACCTTTGTCGAGAACGGGCAGTCCGTCTCCTTCTATGTCGGCATCTTCCGATACCATGTCCGCTTCTATCTTGGCGTTACGCCCTTTGATTTCTCCCTCTTCTGCGGCTGCGGAGACATCAGCATTGTAGTTCATGGCGTTGTAGAAAGCGCTGAGCACCTCCGGAGACAAACGCTTGTAAAGCATGTTGTCGAAAATGCCATTGATATACTCGATGAACGACTTCTTTTGGTCATCGTCCATTTCGTGTTCAACGGCAAAGGCGTCTATGGCCTCCAACGAGGCAACCTCATTGGCCTCTATTTCGGCATCTCTGGCCTCTCTCTTGGTCTTTCTGTCAAGTCTTTCCGCGTATGCCGATTGATAGGCTTCAAAGTCCTCCTCCCCTTCAACGGGTATCAAGTCGTCTTGGGACAGGAACTTCGCAATAGAAACACGGAAAGGGGTTTTGTTGACAACCATATCGTTGAGGACTGATGCGAGTTCCTCGTCTGTCGCGATTAACTCGTCAAGTTGAGCCTCAGCATCACGATACGACTTGTTATAATCATATACTTCCGTAAAATACTCGTCCTCCTTTGCAGTCCACTCGGTTTCGTCGTCAGATGCAAAATCGGGATACTTGTCCATTACTGCTCTTCTGAGCGGTCTTACAGGCGTGTCTTCCGCAACTACTTCTTGCGTTTTAACCGCCTCTTCTTCTGAAATTAAGTTTTTCTTTTTGTCTTGTTCCATATCTTTATAAATATCAATTTGACGCTAAATAAATGTTTTTGTGAATAAAAGTTGTTTATTTTAACCAAATGCGTTAAATTTGACTTGATTTTGAACTATTCGAGAATTTCGATATGTTTAATTATGACAATCCAATCTATTATGAGTTGTTCGACTTCTTTCATACAGTGCTTGATGTCGGGGTAGAACAGGGGTATTCTTCAAAGGAAGCAAGGGCTTATGCCTTTGATGCGGTAGAGTTGAGGTTTGATGTAAAGCAGGACAGGGCAAGGGCAATAATATACCAGATACGAGACAGTAATCGCAACATACAGCAGATGCGTCCTATGTTTTACCATAAGAATAAAGAGTTGATAGAAATATTACAAAAGGTAAATAATGAGTACGAAAAATATTTCTGTTGATTACAAAGAAATAATCAAGGAGAACAACGCAAGGAAGGCTCTGTATTATCGCGACTACGACCCAATTATAGGGGACAAGGAGTGCGAAGTAATACCAAGAGCGAAAGTAAGCATTGATGGAGTAGATTATTGGCTTCCATTGCAGATGCTCAAAGAGCCAATAATTAAAGTGATAGACGGCAAGCCGTTTGACGAGGTGCTCACGAAATTCAGGGAAGAGCCTACCAAAGAGAACAAGTCATACCTTCTCGCGGACATAATGCTGTTGAGGTACAAGTACGACTTCGAGTTCTGGACTGCGACTTGCTTTTACATAACGGACAAACTGTCAAAAAAGAACATCACACTCACGCTAAATCTCGGACAAAGGCAGTTGGCAAAGGAGTTTGAGAGGCAACGTTTGGTTCGGATACCCATTAGGGTTATAATCACAAAAGCGAGACAATGGGGTGGCTCTACCTGCACGCAGGCATATATGATGTGGTTGCAACTATATCATTACGAGAATTGGCACTCAGCAATCGTGGCGAAGGTAAATAACCAATCAATAAACATCAGGGCGATGATAACCAAAGCGATGGACTTCTATCCGAAGGACGCAGGTAATTTTACTATGAAGTCATTCGAGGGCATGCTCAATACGAAGGTTATACCTGAAAGAGGATGCAGGATAACAATATCATCTGCTGAAAACCCAGAAAACCTCCGCTCATACGACTTTGCGATGTGCCATTTGTCGGAGGTTGCGACTTGGCCGGACACCGCAACAAAGTCAGGCGACGACCTTGCTCAGTCCATTGCTGCCGCAATCCCTGATGAGGAGGGTACATTTGTTGTCAAGGAAAGCACGGCAAAGGGAGTTGGAGGATATTTCCACGATGAATGGCTGCACGCTACATCTTCCGACAAGATTGTTTCCGGAAAGGACATACCGGTATTCGTAGGGTGGCAGAAGATACCGATGTACACAAAGAGAATAGGCAACTACAAGAAGTTCATTGACGGACTATCTGAATACAACTGGTGGCAATGGCGTCAAGGTGCTACGCTTGAGGGCATCTCGTGGTATAACAACTACAAGGTTTCAAAGCGTTGGAACGACTTCCAGATGAAGTCGGAGTTTCCTACCACCGCAGACGAGGCATTTCAGACTAAGTCCGGCAAGTATCTCAACGACTATATGATAGAGTACCTACGATCTACCTGCAAAGAGCCAATGTTCATCGGCGACATTCGTGGAGCTGCTCCGATAGGCAAAGAGGCTCTCGACAACATTTCAATAGAAGCAGACGACAGTATAGAAGATGGCGTATTGAAGATTTGGAAAATGCCCAAAGATCCAGAAGGACAAAGGGTGCTCAATCGCTTCATAGTGGTTGTTGACATCGGAGGCCTGCACCACAAGTCTGACCGAAGCGTTATATCCGTGTTCGATAGAATAGGCCTCATAAGGGCTAATGGAGCTCTCGAGAGGGCTGCTATATGGTATGGACACATAGACCACGACATGCTCGCGTGGAAGGCAGCGCAAGTCGCTACATTCTACAATAACGCATTGTTGGTAATAGAGTCCAACACTCTTGACACGAGAGATAAGAAAGCGTCTGACGACATGATTGATGTGGGAGACCACTCATATACCGTGCTCAATGAGATCTCAGAGGAGTATATCAATATGTATATCCGTGCAGCAACTCCTGACAAGGTGTCGCAAAAGACAACATATAAGTATGGGTGGCATATGAATAGAAAGACAAAGTATCAAGCCTATGACGCATATCGCTCAAAGATAAGAGATGGATTGTATATTGAGAGATGTAATGAAGCGGTAAACGAGGCGTCATACCTGCAACTTAACCGTAGGGGACAGATAGAGGCACAACAAGGGAAGAGAGATGACATACAAGACACGACGGCGATAGGCGTGTTCTTGGCCTTTGACCCTTACGAGATGTCTATGGTACGCATCATAAATGACGATAAAAGCAGAAAGAAGAAAAAGAAAAACAACAAAGTTCGTGCATCATCATTTTAAAAAATTTAGCAAGAACCCCACTACTTTAGTGGTGGGAGTAGCCAGCTACTCTATGTAGTGAGCATCAAACGGGTTTGGTATAGTTTGGCGATAAAGCCGCTGTATCATTCTCCTTACGATGCCGGAGATGTTGCCCGCAAGTGCGTTTGCTGACTCCACGACATTGTCTGCTACAACTGCACTTCCTACGCCTATAAACCACAGTATCAATGCTCTATCTACGATGTATTCATACATGTATTTGTCAAGGCTTGCGATATCCGCAACGAGATAGTTCTGGCTGTCAAGAATTGGAATTACAATCTTACCGGTATCGGTCATGTCTTTTTCGAGTTCCACCATACGCATAGGCGTTAATTTGAGCAATACAACCTGCAAGTTGGTAATGGCACTATCTATAATCTCCACAATTCTCTCATTCGACACTTCGTCTTGTTCGTCTCCGAACGGGAATATTCTCGAATAGTCGTAGAATGCCGGAGTGCCGTCCTCCTTCATCGGCACATCAATCAAATGAAATCCCCTTTCGAGGAACGAGCTAACCAACTCTTTCGTCTCATATGTAAAGAGTATCTTGTCATCTTCTCTTGTGTATGCCATAACAACCCAATTTAAGAAAGTGTATATTCGCTTATGTTCTTGAACACTATCTTGCGATAGAGTTCCTTCAAGGAGTTTACGAGCACTCGTTTGGCCTTAATGTACTCTGCTTCCGTCATCACCTTCGGGTCTGCCGCCTTTACTGCGGTAAACCATTGAATGAGCGAGCCATAGATAATCATATCCTGTATCGCCTTGTCCATAGAGACCAATGTCGCATAGTTGAATGTATCGACATACTTGATAGGGATTATCAACTTATCGCTTGTGGCCGAACTGTATTGTCCGTCAAATGTCTCTCCGTCAAATGTCGATTTGCCTAATTTATGTATAAGGTCAACAACATCTGTGAGGGCACTGTCGAGCATCTTCTGTTTGAGTGCGAGAGTGGGGGTGTCTTCGTCCATTCCATATTCGTCAACAGACAAAGTGCCGTCGTCATTCATGGCAATCTTTACCATGTTCTGGCAAATTTCCATAATGAGCCTTATTATCTCATTGCTTGAGTATTCAAAATCCACCTTCTGCGGATTTACTTCCGGTATTACTACTGCCATAACTTTATATTATAATAGATTTCTAACTTGTCTTGCCACGCTGTGTTTCCTGTAATGGATAGCGGAGCGTATTTCATCTTCAAGCGGCCTTAGCAGGCTCACATCGCCGCCGTTCCACCTGTAAAGTGCGTATTGCTGGAGATAGTTCAATATGCGAAGATACAAAATGTTCGACATGTTGTCGTCGTGGTTCTCTCCAACGGTAAGGGTAAACACTATGTAGTCGTCCTCTATCTGTTGAGGCCTCTCCATACGCCGTGAGAGCATCATCGCCACATTGGAGACCGCACCTTGTAGCGATGACAGGAGAAAATCCCTATCTTCGTTGGTTAGGATGTTCTCCGTAGACAAATCTGGATTACGCTTGCTTTCGATTACGGTATGTGCATTCACATAGTTTGCTATATCGACAAGGGGAAACTTTAGTATCCACCTTCTCGACTCTCCTTCGGTATACATATCGACTGTGTTATATACACCTACACCTGTAATTATTAAAACTCTACCTATCATATCACGCTTCCGTTAAGTAATGCTTTCGATTGTGCCAACCCAGTCGGTTGTGGCGTCTGTGCCCGTACCTGCTGCATAACATTTTGCAAGTCGGCAGGGTTGAGCGTTCCATTTGCGGCGGCCTGCTCCTGCTCCTCGACCAATGCGAGGAGTTTGTCGGAGTACATCGTCTCGGAGTTCTGCAAGTACTGCTTCAAGGTAATGAGTCCCATCTGCAAGAGTTGGAACAACGAGTCCTCACTCATGAAACGCATCGTTATAGTCTCGTCCATCTTCGCCATAGTATTATCGAAGTCTATGTCCGCTATCACATCGGGGTCATAGTGCTTGGCCTCTTCCGAATAGTCGTCTCCGGCAAGTGCTATGTATTGCTTCTCGGTATAGAACTGTTTGATTACCTGTACGAGTTTCCAGTCCCTGTCGATTAGCATAGCCCCAAACGACTCGATATAGTCGAGTGCGTTGAGGGACGAGTTTGCAGTTTCGAGTTTGTATCTCGCAGCCGATGTGCCGGATGTAGGTTTCATGCCCATCGCGGCATCTTGCACTCCGCCGATGTCCTGTATCCATTTCATTTGGTAGTTTATCGCATCGGTAATCGGTATGTTGAAGTTGGATGCGAGTATCTGTCTCGGCATCTCCATACCAGCCCTCGCCCTTATCTTTATAACCCCGTTGTATTTAGTCCACTCCTCCGCAATGTCCTCGATGTCCATATCGTCAGGAATGGACTCTTCTGGAACGAGCAACACACCTTTCGCCGCCGCGGAGATGATGAAGTCCTGCAATATAATCATTCTGTTGATTGCCCTCTGCTGGTCTATCAAGTCCTCTACCAGCGACCACACTTCGCCATCGAGCAACGGGTACATCTTGAACACGTATGGGTGCGACCTGTGATGGTATGGGTTGGCTTTTCTGAACAGGACATGCCCATAGGGGGACAAGTGGTAGTAGACCCACTCATGTATGTATCGCTTCTTGTATTTTATCAAAGGAATTGCTATGTTGTGTTCGTGTTGCAGTTTAAGCCTTGCAGCGTTCTCAGCATCAATCCCCTCCATTCTCGAATAGTCGTATATCTTCCTCGTTCCATCGGCGTAGTCGTGTGCGTCAATAACCCACCTCGACTCAAGCACGCAGACCTTTATGACCCTTCGCGTATCCCTGCTGCATGGAGAGGAGAAACTGAGACTGTCGATATTGTATGAACTCAACGCCTGCGTCTCCATATTTGTCGGAGGGTGTCCACCGAAGATACGCTTCAACTCGGCTTCCTGCTCCTCATTCTTTGCATATGCCGATATGATGTTGCTGAGTGGCAAATCTATAATCTCCCCTACTATGTTCACATCGTCTCCGCAGACATCGGATACATCAGGATTAGTAAAGAACCTCGTAGGATTGACGGCACGGAATTTAGGTATAGACCTTTTGCGAAGGATGTCGTAAGAGTACGACACTTCATAGATTGGAAAGCCCGAGAGAAGGAACTCTTCCATCTGGCGTGCATCCCTCTCCTTGCCCTTGTTCATCTCGTAGGCGGACTCGTAGGCAACGGACATCATCTCCGTCGCCTTCTTGTTGTCCTTGTTGCGTGCATATATCACGCTCTTGAAAGGCTTGTTCCTGAATTGGCTTATGATGTTCCTTACGGGCGGACGGATAAGGTTCTGCTTCAATGCGGGCTTGCCCTGCAACTGAATGTATTGCTCTTCTGTCATCGTCTTGCCGTTATGCTCTATCGTATCAGACCATTGCTCTCCACGATAGTATTTGCGGCTGCGTTTACGCCTCTTCCTTATTTCCGCAAAGGAGTTGTAGCACGCGGCAGCCCTTACCAACACTTCATATCCCCGTTGCGTAATTGGGAAATGAACATTGGTCATTGGCGAGAGAGGAGAGAATGACACGAACCCTACCTTCTCCGCACTATGAACATCGGCTATGTTACGGATTTTCTTCATAACTATCTATTTGCAAATATAATCATTAGTATTCAATTCTGAAATGCGTTGGGCTATTTTCGTCATCGCCCTTTTGTTTCTTCTCCTTGCCTTTCTTCTCCGGCAAGTAGTCATCCCAAGCCTTCGCCGCCGTGTAGTGCACTTCTCTCAATGCCTTTAATGCATCTACCGCAAGTCTCTCCGCTTGGTCTTTCGTGTATTCATCGGAGTCCTCCTTGTAGTACAAGTCCAATGCGGTATTCCAAGCGGACTCCAATTTAGCCCTGTCTTTCTGCATCTTGGAGTAAATGTATAGTTTAGCGATTTCATCTTCCGTGAACATCTCCCTCCTCGTAGCAGAGTCCATCTCGTCAAAGTACCTTCCTATCGGCATCTTGCCGAGTTTGTGCTTCGCCGTGATTGCCTCGATGTCCTCCTCCAAGTCCTCGACAATCTTGTACATCGCCTTGTCGGTATGTCCGAATGTGAACCTGCGGGTAAACGGGTCAACGGAAGGATACCTCAACTCTTCGGGATAACTCTTCGTGCTCTTGTCTATCACATAGTCCGTGATGTCCCAAGCAAAGCCGAGATACTCCCGCAACAAGTCATCCAACTTTTCCGGTGATATGTCTATCCATCCCCTGCCCAAGTCGGGCGCACCGATGCTCGTCTGCTTGTCCTTGCTCAATGTTACATTGTTCATCCATCTGGCAAACTCCACGAGTGCCTTGTTGGTGCTTCTGTTCGACGAAGCGAAGTGTGGCCTTATGGCCTCCGGCGACTTGTCGCTTGTGGGCACTCTCGCTATGTTCTGGCCTAAATAGTTCCTATTGAGAGTCCATCTGGCTATCGGCTGTACAGGCGTGGGTATCGGCAGGAAGTAGAACGCCCTCCTTTCGTTATTGCCCTTGTCCTCCGTCAGGTGCATGCCGGAGAAAGGATAGTATTCCTCGACTGCGGCCTTTCCAAATTTTTTGGCCACCTCTCCTGCGTCTTTCCTGCCGGTTATGGCATCTACCGTCAGGCTTGCGAGATATTGCATCAAGCGATAATGGAACGGGTTGAAGAACACGAAGCCCTTCGGCTCTCCGTATTCGTTTACTCCGGTTATTATGGCGGTGGCGTTCTGTTTGGTATAGTCGGGTATGCGACTTGCCGAATGGTCGTGTGCCAGCAATCCCTTCTTGCGATAATCTTCCGCATCGTTCTTGTCCCTGTATTCAAGTATGCCCTCGTCGTCATGCGGTCTCGTTTCCATAGACGGCCACAGATACCTCTCCGCTTCCTTTATTTTCTCCTCGTCATCTCCACTCGCTCTGGCCAATGCCCTTATCAGTCCCCTCTGGAACAACACTCCGACCATTCCGAGAACATACCACATTGCGTGAGCCTTTGCCGTCCTTGCTGGATGGTGCTTCCAATTCTGTGCCTGTTGCAATCCCGCCTGAACTACGGAGTTGAAGAACGAGAACGAGCCACTGAAGAATGTCTGCGTTCCACGAGCCTGCAAGTCAACCGATGCGTTATGTGCGAGCAACGCCGCTTCGGAGTATGACGCTCCGTGCTTGAGTGCCGCCTTGAACGCCGCGAAGCGTGCCACATTCTCAAATGCAGACGAGATGTCCGCAACGCTGTCGGTAAACGACTTCTCCCTTGCCCTCTTGCCATCCATCATCCTGTTGATGCGTTTCAGGCTTTCGTGCCTTATGGTCTGCATACCATACCTCTTGGCGTAGGTTATCTGCCCTCCATGCTCCAAGAATTTCTTGTAGTCGTCAGAGTATCTGCCCAAGAATGTAGCACCGAACAATTCGGAAAGGGAGTCTGTCAATTCACGCAATGTAGTACCCATGACTTTTCTACCCTTCTCGATATACACCTGCGTTGCGGCATACGGTATGTCTCGCATCAGGTTTATTGGTTGGAACACGGGAGAAAGCGAAGTCTTAATCATCGAGACATATCTCGTGAGCCCAGACCAAGCCGCCCATGCCTTCACGAGTGCCAACTCCGCGGGGTGTCTCTCGACCTGCCTGCTCTCAATCCTGCCATCTTCGTTTCTAAAGAACCTACCGTTGGAGTCGAACACGGACTTGTACTTCATCTTCGACATGTTCCTTATCCTGTTATTGATGGTTCTCGTCCTTTCCATAGCGCCCGAGAACAACTCCCCATGAGTGCCATTGATATACACATATCTCTGTTGACCGTTGACGAACACCCTCACTCCATGTCTGTCTATGCTTCCGTCCTCAACCTTCCGTTTGTACCATTCTGGCTGCAATATCTCCTTGAAAGAGCCATCTTCGTTCTGTTTGAACAAGTCCGGATTGTTCTGCATGTATTCGTAATCCGCCTCTGTATAGAACACCTCCGGAGCATATTGCTGATTGTCGTGTATAAATCTGTACATCTGCAATCTCGAAGTGTTCGTCTCTCCCGACATTATCGTATTGTCCGCAAGGAACTGTATGGTCGCAAGCGGCGGTGCCGCGATTGTACGCCTTCCTTCCGCCCTCTTGGTAAGTTCAGGCCTCAACTTGGAGAGCGTTCCGTCAAATACCGAACCGAACTCGCCAAGTGCAGCCTCCCTGTCAGTCTCGCTGTCCCAATCCCTCAATGGAACATAGTATTGATACCTGTTGGTATATTCGTCAAATGTCTGTTGAGAAATCAACTGATGCTTCAATGCGGTGCTCAATATCTCATTGGTTGCGTTTCTAAACGCAATGTCGAGTTCCATCCTCGCATCTATGGGCGTCTTGCTATCGAAGTCGTCTATGATGTCCTTCGCATCGCTGTCGGTCATTCCGGAAAATATCCTGTTGTTCTCGTCAATGTATCCGTTGTTAGCAAATATCGTGGAAAATGCGTTTCTGTACGCATCGTTGATTGATGCGTCCCGTGCCACACCATTTACAATCTCGTCATACATTTGCAGTACTTGGTCGAGCGTTACATCTTCGAGCCCCTTAATCTTCTCCATCTCCGCGAGAATGCTCTCTCCGCAGATGTACCTGTTCCTCTCCGCCGCGTGCAACGCTATCCTGTAAAGGTCAACATCCTTTCCGTCTATCTCGTGCCCATTCCGTCTTGCCTCCTTTATAATATCAACATACGCCTTGTCGAGTGGCATCATAAAGTTCTTCCTGAACATCCTCTGGGCATAGTCTATCCTTCCGTTCTGTGCCTTATAGAGAGTCTCGAACCCATCGAATACCCCTATGCCTAACTCGTGTACGCTCATGCCTCTTGACTTCGCAATGGCCTTCTTTGCCTCATTCATCGTCCTCCTCCAGTTGTGCACGGCAGATGCCAAATATTGAATGAGGCCATGAATGCTCGTCTGAAACCCATTGAGATCTTTGTTCATCTTGCTTGCATCTGGGTGGTCGAGTTGCAGCCTGTCCTCCGCGAACTGGACGATTGACGCATCGGATATTTGTTTCGTGGGGTTTTGTTTGCTCAACCACTTGTTGAGTTCAGCATCCAACGCCTTCTTCTTCTTCAAGGCTGTTATCCACTCGGCAGGAGTCATGTTAAGCGACTCACTCGGCATCTTGCCAATGTCGAACTTTATCTCTCCCACGCCAGTGGAAACCCTGTTATACTCTCCGCTTGCGTCCCTCGACTGCTTTGCGTGCCTGAGTTTCGATTGTTCCTTGATGGTTACATCGTTAGATATGGTGTTTAGCATCTTGCCACCCATTACGAGGTCATACAACGCCTTTCCTATCTCTTGTTCTCCCATCTCGTTGATGGAGTCGAACACGCTCACATCGGCATAGGCTTCGCCCTTGAGCCAAGCGATGAAGTCCCTGAACGCATCAACGAGCCTTTGCAACAGGTTTCTCTGGGCATACTCCATCTGTTTGTTCTGGAACATCTCGCCCATAGCATAGGCCGCCGACTCTTCGTAGAACTCCATAGAGCCTTCCTCGTAGTCATGGTTGTCCCTAACTTTCTGCTTCCATTGCTCCGATGCCTGTTTTCCGAACTCGATGATGGCGTCTTGCAGTTTGGTGTAGCCGTTCTGCTTGGCCGCTTCGAGCAACGCATGTATGCCTATCTCGTGTATTGGGGTGTCGAACCCAGCTTCATCGGCATTGAAGTATATGTAGCCCTTGTCTCCTACCTTCAAGAAGAAGCCGCAGACTTTCTTGTCTCCGTTGAGTATGTCCTGCTTGTATTGGCTTTTAGTATATTTGTTATAGATGGCATAGAAAGCGTCTCCGCTCAATACGCTCACGGTCTCACGCAGGTTCTTGGGCAATACCTTTTGCAGCCTGTCTGCAAGACGCCTTATCTCTTTCTTTGTAGCCTTCTGCTGTCTTGTTCCGATATGCCTTTTCTCCTTGCTGCGTATCTGTTCCTTCATTATCTTGTCTCTCTCCCTCTGGTTGTCTATCTCCTCGACACGCCTTTCAATCTGCCTTACACGCTCCCTTGCCTTGTTTACTTCTATTCCACCAACGCTATATGCCCATTCCTTGTTTTTCAAGTTTTTCTGCAATCCGTCAAGTTCCTTTGCAAGTGCATCCCTCTCTTGAGCCATCTCCGCATCCCTCTCGTTGATAGTCTCGGTTGCTTCCCTTGCCGCCTTCCTCGCGGGGGTCTCCGCCTTCTTCTTACGCTCAGGCATCGCTTCGTTGTCCCTGCTTGCATCAAGCAGACTCCTTCCCGCTTCCGGCACGGAGAGCCTGTTCTCTTTGGCATATTGCTCCACATAGTCGTTCATCTTCTGTGCGATGGCGTTTCTAATCTCCACCTCCGAGAGCTGCATGCCATCCCTTTCGGCCTTCGCCTCGCGGTACTCCTGCGGAGAAGTTATCCTCCTGCCGTCGGCAAACGACTCCACTCCACGCTCCGCCCTCAGGGCGTTGTCTATTATTACCTGCTTGGACTTAGCAAGGTTGTCGAGCCCGTTTTCACTGAGCGTTACTATCGCTTCGGACGCCGTTACCTTGCCGTCATTTATGTCGTTTATGAGTTGCCTTATCGCCTGCTTCTTGCCTTCGTCCTTTATCTTGTTGAAGTTGGAGTTTGGATTGTCGAACATCTTCGGAACGCCATCGGCTATCTCCCTGAGCACCTGCTGTTCTGCCAACTCTACATTGGCTGAGCCTTCGCCACCAACCACCCTTTCACCTTTCCAAAACTTCTTTTTCTCCTTTGGTTTCTTCTCCGACTTCTTGTCGGGAGCAATTTCGCCCTCTTTGGAGGTTTTTGTTCGCTCTACGGAGACATCTCCCCTTTCGAGTAGTATTCCTTCAACGATGTTGCCGAGTGCGTCTAAGGCTCTTAATTTCGTTCTCGTGGCCTTGTCCCGCTTTTTGTTTTGCAGTTCGTCAACTCTCGACTGTATCTCCTCCTTGAGCAATTCGAGATTTTCGTTGGAGTATCTCTTGTATTGCCTTTGGGCGTTCTTGTATGTCTTGGTGTTCGGGTCGTTGAAATTTTCGTTCTCCACCTTGTCGTCGAGTTTCATCTCGCCGCTGTTGATTGCCGTTTCGAGTTTATCAATGGAGTTACCAACAACTTTCTGCACATCCATAGTGCTTTTCCTTACCGGAGCGGCCTTTTCGGTTGGGGCTGTTTCTTCAACGACCTCGACAACCTCCTTCGGTTTTGCCGAAATGGTCTCCGTCTTTTTGGGCTCTGCCTTCTGAGTTACCTTCTGCATTGCTGGCTTCTCTGCCACATCAACCACTTCCGCTCTTTTCTTTTTCGTAAACTTTGCCGCCTTACGGACAATCGGGGCTGCCTTCTTCTTGGTAATCTTCTTGTCTCCGATTAAATCGAGTATGTGTCGCCAGTTGTGAGCACTCTTGAACGAGTAGTCGATAACCTTACGCATGCTCTCAGCTGTTCTCTTTATGTCTCTTGAAATGCGAACATTGGGATTTGACGCCGCATACAGCCTCTTAAACCTATCCATATCGAGACTATAAAGCAAATGAGCCATAGCAACACGCAGGTTGTAAACAGAAGGATAGCCTTCCACTCGGAAGCCCCTGTCCTCCATTGTCGATTGTATAAAGTTCAGCCTCGCCTTGTTCCAGTTATTGTATTTCGTGGCAATCCTGCTGAGTCTGCGGTACATATAGGATTGGTCTGTGTCGCCATATCTCTCCCTGCTATCGTTGTATCTGTCTGAAAAGTATTTTGCCACCGATGCGAGTTCGCTCACAGACAAGTCCTTGAACCATTCAAACATATTCCTGTAAGTCTCCCTTCTCTTCGCCAAGTCGCTCTCTTCGTTTAACTCCTCAAAGATGCTCTCGGCCTTGTCCTTGTGCTCCTGCGGCGCTTCCTGCAATACTCCACTGTCAATGGTCTCTTTCGCCTCCTCGACTTTAGTTTCTTCCGACAACTTTATCGGAGAGGTCATCTCCGTTTCGGAGAATTTCTCTACTGGCCGCCTCTCCTGCGGCTCTACTCTTTCTCTTTGCTTGGTTTCTTTTGTCTTGTCTTGCGTTTGCGGCTTTGCCTTTTCTGCTTCTCCTGCGGCACTCTCTTCGGTTCTCGTTCTCTTGTCAATTTCTCTGTCTATCAAGTTGAGTAATTTATTGTACGCCCTCCTGTTCGGAGTTCCAGACTTCTTGTCGGCATCGTCTATCGAGTCATAGACACCTTCGAGTTGCATCTTGTAATCGAGAAGGGACGGGAGGTCGAGCCCCGCGATGTCGTTTGCGACCACATTGCGTATGTAGTAGTCAGCCCTCTTGCTGTCCCTGCCGTCAAACAGGCCTATGGCTTTGTCGTAGTGTGTTGACACCATACTTGCGGTTTGTTCGGTCTCCGCCCTGTCAATCTCTTGTTGTGCCATCTCCTGCTGCCTTGCCTTCTCCTTTGGAGTGGTCTTTCTCTTTGGCGGCTTCGCCGGAGCGGCATCAGTCTTTTTGGTTCCCGCCTTCGGGGCGGCTTTCTTCTTTGGAGCGTATTTCTTCAAGAGTTTCTCGTACTCCTCTATCTCCTGCCTCAATGCCGCAATCTTGGCTATGCTCTCAACCCTCTCAGCGCCGAACTTCTTGCCCAAGCCTTGCTCTATCTTGCCCATCTCGCTATAACGATGTGCAACCGTCTCCTCCGCCATCTGGACGGCGGTGGCCTCGTCGGACAACTGCAAGGTGTAGCGGAACAACTGTGAAGGAGTGAGTGCCCCAAAGTCCACCTGCCCCTTCTTCGCTCCAGAAGTGTGTCTCGGCAGGGACTTCTCGAAATCCTCTGGGGAGAGTTCCTCCGAAGCAATCTGCTCCATCGTCCTTTCCTCCATCGGCTGCCCCTGCTCCCCCTGCTCCGCCTTAGCGATATTCGCTTGGTTGACTTCCGCTTGGTTCTCAGCCCTCAGTGTAGCGATGTAGTAGTCCCTGTAAAACTGCTCTTTGGGTATTACCGCAATCCTTTGGTCGTTGTCCGTCTCGAACTGCGACATGCTCTTGGTGTGCTGCTTAAGGTTGCCGTTGGCATCGCGATAGAAGAAGGCGAAATGCTTGTTGTTCCCTTCACCGATGGTCTTGTAAAGGTAAGCGTCGCTCACTACTCCATCGACGGTTATCTTATAATATTCTACATTGCCGCTGTCTTGGTTCGTTATGAGTTTCCTCTCCCTTAACCAAAACTCCCTTTCGGTGTTTACAATGTCGGCCTCCTTCTGCAACTGCTCTTCGGTCATAAGCATAGCCTGCCCCGTTACCTCTCCCTCATTCTCCGCTCTCCTTTGGCTCTGCTCCTTGATTACTACATCTTCCTCCCTTTGCTCTTGCCTGTCCTCCGGACTTACCCCAACCGATGGCGTTTCCCTTTTCATCTCTTCGTCGAGTTCGCTTTCATCTATCTCACGAACGATGCCCACTACGGCATGCTCCTTGTCGAGTTCGTCATTTTCAACCATAGCCTTGATTTTGGCTCTGAGTTCAGGATTTTCCGTCAGGAAGTTACGCTCCCAAGCGACTGATGCTTCCGCCACATTGATTGCGTTGTCTGCGTCCCGCTGCATGAAGTGCCTTATGTTGGCGGCGGCGTATGCGTTGACCAAGCGTTGCTGCTCTTTGGTAAGCCCCGTGTCGGTAAGTTCGTCTTTCCTGAGTTTCTTCAAGAGTCCCTCGATGTCGCCATTGTCTATATATCCGTCAACTTCCTTCTTCTTGTTCTCCCATACTTGAAGGCCTTCCGCCCCATCGAATGACTCGAAGGCGGATGCCTCTACCCTTCCTATGTGCTTGGAACGCTCCCTTCCTATCTTCCTTTCGTGCCTCTCGCCCCTTCTCTGCGAGGTCTCCCGCTTGGTGTCTATGCCAGAAAGCGTTCCGAAAGCCTGTCCGTAGCCTACCACATAATCCTTTATCGCCTGTCTGCCCGCTTCTGACTTGTTTTTGCTCTCTGCGAGTATCACTTGCGATGCGTTGCCGTCGATGTATCCCTGTCTTATCCTCTGGCGTATGCCGTTGGCCTCTGCCCCAAAAGCCTTATGCAAGTTGTTGGTTGCCACTTGCAGGTTATTAATCGCTACCTTATTCGCATTTGCGGCATTGTGGGTATAGCCTATTGCCGACATCGTGCTTCCCCAGCCACCGAGAAGCAGTGTGCCGAGAACATTGTCGAGAAGGTTCTCTTTGTTAAACGCTCCCGTTCCTTCTTTGGCGTCAAGAGTCATATCCCCGATGATAAGTGCATTGAGCACATCTTCGGCGAACTCCTCCATCGGCTCTTCGACGAGACCTCCGAGATTGAACCACTTCCTGAACTCCATTACGGCGGTAGGAACTCCCGCCTTGCTTACCTTACGCATCCATTTGGAGACATTGTTTAGACCAATGCCATTGAGACCTGAGCGAACGAGAGCCTTGCTTCCGGTGAAATAGTTGCTGAGTAATTCCGAGTATGAAGTTATTATGGTCGTACCATATCCTTTCGCCAATGCGGGCAGAAAATTCTCCTGCTGGTCGAAGCCGTTGAGGTCGAAGTGGTAATCTCCTTCGTCGTCCTTCTCCGCCGCAAGGACGGGAGTGCCCATCATCCTGCGTTGCGTGTCGCTCAATGTATAGCCTAAACCAGTAGTGAGGCCGTAAGTTCCGGCCTCTATGACGGCGTCCCTCGCTATCCTCGCGCCGAGTCCGGCGAGCCTTGCGATGGACTTGTGCAGCCCCTTACGCATCGCCTTCTTTGCCACTATGCCCGCGAACTTCTGCCCTACGCCTGCGGTTGGAGTGGCCGCTATCGAGAGCATGAACGCAAGAGAGTGTGCAGTACCCTTGCCGACGACGGAGTATGCCTTCGAGAGTTGAGGTGCAATCTCCGAGTTAACCGCGATGTTGTATGCAAAGGCGTCAACGAGGTTTTCTTCGGATTCCGTGAGAGCCTCGCCCCTTGCGTCCTTCTCGACTATCGTCTGAATAACGGATTGGTCTATCAACTCTCCGAGACCGAAAGTCCAAGTCTTGGCGTCGAAGAGGCCGTCCTTTAGCCCCATGAATGTAAGGTCTGCAAGACTCTTTCTGTCCTGCATCTGATAGACCTCTATGTTTCTCTTAGTTTCCTTGTTGAGGCGGTCTGCAACCCGCATGACGGCGAAGTCCGGACTCTTGTGTGCCTCTTCCGCCGCAATGTCCGGCACGGTATAGCGAACCATCGGGTCGGCAAACCTCGAGGCGACTTGTGCCAGCTCCCGCCTGTCCTGCGTCAGTACCTTCTGCTTCTGATAGATTTCATCCATCATCGACTTGTTCTTCCTGTCGAGAGCATCTATGTCGTTATATAGAACATTGAAGCGGTTGTTCCACCTTTCGAGGATGTCCGGAACGATTATCTCTCCGCGAAGCCTCTGCTCCTGGTGGTAGTCGTCAAGTTCCTTCTCTGAGACATATCTGAACGTCGGTGCTTCGCCCCACTTCAACCCGCTATCCTTCTCCGGCAGTATGTGTCCGAACTCCTGCTCGAACTTTTCCCTGCGTTCCTCCGCGTTCTGCAATACCCTCTGATGGCTTGACGGGAGTCTCGAAACCTCCCTTCTGCGTTGGGCTTCCATGAACGCCTTGCGGTAGGCGTCGTCATCACGCATCATACGCGTAGCGTAGGACTCCGGTATTTCGGCGAGCCTTTCCTCCACGCTCTTTCGTTGAACGGGAAGCATCTGTGGTTTTGGATCATCCTCCGGCTTGTCCTCGTATCTTGAAACGGGCTTGTCCACATCGAAGCCGGTAACCAACTCTTCGGCATCCTCCTTCGTCTTGACGGGAGTGTCGGTAGGTGTCTCCACCTGCTGCTCCCCCAACGGCAGTTTGCTTTCGGATACGCTCTCCTTTACTGTGTTGTCATTGGAGGCGTTCTCCGCTGCCTTCAACTTTTCGTATAGTTCCAAACCGGATATTGGTTGTATATCCGCCATAGTTTTGTTCTATTTGTGTCATTTTAATGTAATCTCGCCTCTCTGTATCTTCTCAATGATGTCCATCCGTGCTTCCGGCGTCATGTTGTTTATATCCTTGCCGGTAATCTCCTTATTCGTATCGGTATATATAAACTCGGCATCGTTTGCGATTTCCACTATCTTCGTGTTTTTATCTTCCAACAGTGTCTTTGCCATATCGTCGGTAATATCTGACAGGTCTATCGGCCTGCCGCCTTGCGTGAGTCCTAACGCCCATTGATACTTGTTCTTGTTTTCTCCCTTTACTCCGTAGTTAAACCTGAGGCCGGGAGTCTCGTCTTCCGTTGCGATAAACCCCGCACTCGTCGGCATAGTTCTTCGTCTGGCTATCGCCTTGCTGTATGCGTAGCCGGACAATTCGTCCATGTAGTTGACCATCTGCTTGATAAGGTTGTTGGAAATACTGCCGTCTGGTTCAACGCTCTGCCATATCTGCCTCAACTGGCTTTCAAGATAGGACTGAGCCGCATCCACCCTTTCTTTGGGTATCAACACTCCGATAGCGGTTTTCACATATTCCTTCCCATCTTGTGTTACAGTTTCGTAATTTGGATTCTTAAGTTTTTCGGTCAATGTAATATACTCGTTCCAGATGGCTATTGCTTCCGTATCGTTGATTGGAAACGCATAGTTCTGTCCGATGTTCATAAACTTGTCTCTCACATCGGGATTTATGAATGTTACGCTCTGCTTTTCACTCCTGTCCCATCTGTTGGTCTCTTTCGCCCCCTCGACATTGCTTTGATAGCGTTTTACATCTTTCAATCCGGCCTTATATTCCTCCCTTGCCGCCTTGTTTGCCTCCTGAACATTGAACTTCATCGCCGCCTCCCTATCCTTGACGGACTGCAAGTACCTCTGCTCCTCCCTCTTTTCGTGATCTATACGGTCTTGTGCTATGAGTTTCTGCATCCAGTTGAGTGTGGGGTCATTCGCTATGTTGTTCCTTTCGAGCCGCAGTTGGTCGAGCCTTGCGAATGACTGCATCACGGGGGTCATGTCTATCTTCTCCACCGGTGCTCTGCCCACTCCGGCTATCTGTCCGAGAGCCTGTCCGAACTTACTCCAAGCACGGGCTTTGCTCCTGCGTCTTTCGAGCTGTGTGTTGTCGTATATCAGTCCTTCGAGTTTCTTCTTTCTGTCTGCGGCCTGCTGCATTATGCCACTAAGTGTATTGGAGCTGTACGGTTTCTTTTCGTAGAGTTCCGGCACGGGCAGACCTTGAACAGTCAATGGGACGGTAGCTTCTTTTTCGGATACGCTCAATCCTGTCGTCGTTGAGCCATAGTCCGTTTTTAAACCACCCTTGCTCCCAGCCGAAGTGGTTACCACCTTGTCTATCGGAAAGCCCACGTCTTCCGGCAATTCACCGGGATTGATTGCGGCCACGCCCAGACCGATATCGTCGTCATCTTCATCAACAGGGGTAGGTATGCTTTGTGGAGCTGGTGCGTTGTCCGGCGTAGGCACGCCGTCGGTCGACGAAGTGATGTAGCCGCTGCTATCGACTTGGTATATCTTTTTATTGTCTTTGTCGTTTGCCATAACCATAAGTTTTATCTGTTTATGCCTCTCGTCCAGTCGTCCATCCTGCTCAAAAAAGCACTTACCTTGCGTTCATCGCTCTGGTCGGGGATTTTTATCTCCGGCTCGGGGATTTTTATCTCCGGCTCGGGGATGTCGACCTTTGCCCTGCTGGGCTTGAGCGGCTCGACTTCAATCTCGGGTTCGGTGGAATTCTTGCTATTGTCGAGATATGCCTCTGCGAGGCTGCCGAAAGACTCCGACACATTCGATGCGGTAGTCATCCAGTTCTGTGCCTGCTGGTTTCGCATCTGCATCTGTGCATTCGTGAGTACCGTCTTGTCCTGAATGTAGCCACGCTTGCGTGCCTCCTCCTGAATGAGAAGGTTGCCTATCGCATCGCCCTCCGCCCTGTTGAGGGCGTCCTTCTTAGCCAAGACATTCTCGGCGGTAGCCCCAGTAGCGACGGTTGCGTTGTCAACGCCCTTGAGGGCATCTGCCCTCTGCTCGTCGAGACGCTTGAGGTATGCTCTCGCACCCGTATTTTCGAGTGCACCCTGATAAAGTTCCCTGTCAATCTCGGAACGCTGAGCCAGAAGTGCCTCTTCGTTCCGCTTTTGCAGTCTCGCGGCTTGTATCGCACTTGCTATGTTCATCGCGGCTCCTACTCCGAAGGCCGCCAACGATAACGGGTCTGCCATAATTACATATTTTCGTTAATTTTCCCAAAATTCACTATATTTATGCAAGGTTTGTGTTTATAATAACCTAATAATGACCAAATTTATGGGTTTTTTTGTATAAAATTGAAAAACGGATGGCTTTTGATGCTGAAAAGAGGAATAAGAACCTCGTTTATCTGATGCTTACGAGGTACGACGACGACTGGGAGGACGATTTTCCCTACGACATGGGCATCGACCACGATGTCTGCCAAAAACTGTACGACAGATACGCCGGTGAGGTGCGCAAAGAGATAGATGCGGAGGAGGCTACGGATGAAGTTCCATCTGCCGACGAACTAATCGACAAAGGGATGAAGAAGTTGTCGAAAATCATCAACAACTGCGATGACCCCGCGAAGTTGACCACCGCGATAGACAAACTTTCGTCATTGAGGGACTCCAATGCGATAAAGACCGAGAAGAAAGAGACGATATTCGACAAGATACAGAAAAGATATGAGCAGAACTAATACATTGACGCCATCTGGCATAGTAAGGGCACACGGGGAGCAATGGCCGAGGGCCGAGAGTTGCGAGGAACTAATAAACTTGCGGTACAGGCACAACACCCTACGCCCCTGCGGGGCAAAGAAGTCGCTCCTGACGGGCATAAACGCAGAGGCGGACAACAATTTCGAGAGGGTGCTGATACACCGCATGCCTTCGCACAAGAACTACATCGGCGTAAACCGCAAATCGGCATACCTGTACATCCGTTGGTTCGACATTACCACCGGCACTACGCAACAGGTAGTCCGCCAGATGGACGCTGACGACATCGTTGACATAAAGTTTATAAACAACCTACTGATACTCTCGTCATACAACGGCAAGGTAATCTACACCTACGCCTTCGTCAACGACACATACAAATCCATATATGGGGGCGTATTGCCCGACATCCGCTTCCAGATAGACAAATATGCACTTGAGGTAGCTGGCTTCGAGAATGATGGAATAAGAACCAAATACCAAGAATTGTCAATAAGAAACTCAAGCGTATATGTTGAGGACGTGATTGCAGGGATGAACTACCTGCGGCACAAGCACGACTACAAGAAGAGCGAGGGCTATGTGTTCGTCTGTTTCAACCTGACTCTATTTGACGGCAGCGAGACGAAGCCCACGCAACCCGTGATGGTAAGGTTAGGAAGTGGCTTGGAGATAGACTACGGCAGCCCAATAGCCCCTTCTGCCGTTGACCAATTATGGATAAGGCTCGGCATAGAAAAACTCCGTGTCCGTCTGGAGTCAATAAGTGGCTTCAACTACTCCGCCATGAAGGATATAATCAAGGAGATAAATGTGTACTGCACCTATCCCAAGTCGTACTACGACATAGAAAAGACCTACAAGGAGACGGAACAAGCAATCATTACGAGTTATATGAATGATTACATTGAAGAAGCAGTCTTGCCACAAAAAGCAATTTGGATAAGAGATGGCTCAATCAAATATTATGATAACTCCGGTGCGTTTAGCGGAGAAGGTCTTAAAAGACAAAACACATTTGCCTTCGCCAAGACGGAGCCGAAGGATGTGGCAGACCGACCGTTCTATCACCAGAAGAGCATACCGCTCCAGTCGTCCATCGCCGAGATGCAGGAATGGATAGAGTTGGACTTTTCCGAAGCGATGCTCACGGGTAAGACTATGTCCGTCGACAACTCCGGACACATAAGACGTTGGGGTTACATGGCGACATACAACTCACGCCTGCACCTGTTCAACACCATCAACCGGCTCGTCATTCCGGACACCCTGTACTTCGCACAGTCTTGGGCATACACAGGTAATTATTCCACTCTGGTAAACGGACTGAACGCCAAGTTCAGTGTGCCTGAGGACGACTCTTTCACTGCACAGGACGCACAGGTAACAATGAGGCTGTACACGAGGACTGACACGAAAGACCTCGTATCTATACGCAGGTTTACCACAAAACTCGCTTGGTACGGCTCTTATATGTGCTTGGCGTTGAAGAGCATACCTACGGTCTTGGATGCGAGGACATACCGCTGCGACATATACTTTGCCTTTGGCGGCAGCACATACAAGTATTCGTTCTCCCTGACGGCATCGAAGTCCTACGACTTCTCCTATGTGAGCATACCCTCACTCTCGATAGGGAG